CTCATCTTTGAAGACAGTGCCTTCGAACCTGGAGCGCAGACTCGCTTCCATCTTGGTCGGCAGACCTGCGGCCAAGAGTTTTTTGTCCAGGACGAGCGAGCAGGTGAGCAGCTTCACCTCACTGCCGGCGTCTCCCCCCAGGAGGTCCTTCATCCCCGAGACCATGGCCGCGACCATCTGGGTCTGGTTATTGTCGCCTTCGCTTCCGCCTACCACGGAGGCGGCGACCAACTCGAATGCCTGCTCCTCCGTCATCGTCCCCGCGGTCATCCCCGCGGTGATCTGCCCGTGCAGATCGGGCCGTTTGCTTTTCAGCGCAGCCATCAGCCTGTCAAACATGTACTCCTCCTTTTGGCCTGCCTCTTGGGCTGCGGCCAGCTGTGTCAGAAATTCGCCTTTTCCAACGGGATCGTGCACCACGTCAACTTCCACCTTCTTGATCAGCTTGGGTACCAGCATCTGCTTGCCCGCCACCAGCTTCTTGCCTACCGTGCCGCCCACGTCGATGGAGAGCCCGTAGGCCGGCGGAATGGAGCGGTCGCGGCAGGCCTTCAGGTCGTTCTGCAGCCAGGAAGCCGAGGGGAGAATCACTAGGTCGGCATAGATGGCATCCGACTGCACCTCCGGGTTTCTCAGCGCTCCCACCATCTCGGTGACCGACTTGCCGTAGCGCGGGGTCGACTTCGCGTCGTGATGCTGACTGGCTTTGAGGGCGAACACCTTGGCTCCCTCGAAGAGCGAGATGGCCGCGACCAGGGGGGCCTTCTCCCAGCAGATCTTATCGTTCTTGTCCGGGCCGAAGGCGATGACACGGACCCGCCAGACCGAGCCCGACTCGCTCGCATCATCGGATGTCACGATCTCCGCCGCCGCCTTGATCGGGACGTAGGAGACCTCCCGCTCCACCTGGACCGGGTCTCCCAGGGTCACCTTGCCGTCCAGGACGGAGTAGGAGCGCTGGTACATCTTCTCGATGTTATCCGGCCCGCAGCTCTGATACACCACCGAGTCGGGATACATCTCGCCGATGTAGCACCGGAACCCGGCACCTTCCGCCGTGCAGATCGCGTCGCACACCATACCGGTAATGGCACCAAAACTGGCATTCGCAGCCTGCATCTGAGCTTCCCGTACCTTTTGCCGCTCTCTTGCGTCCATCGCCTACCTCCGGCTAAAAAATCCATCCGATCCGACTGATCCGTCCGAGACGTTACTTGGGCACGGAGACCCGCTGGCCGTCTCCCGTGACGAAGGAGATCTTGCCGTCCTTCTCCACCCAGTTCAGCACGTCGCCGGGCGCCAGGTCGCGCACCACCAGCTCGTGCACCGTCGAGTCGTCATCGTTCGGTCCGCCCTTGCGCGGCTGCGAGGTGCGGTACCTGAGGCCGGCCAGGTATTTCGGATCGATCGGGCCGCGCTCCGCCTTGGCCGCGTCCTGGGTCGCCTGGTGCGGCGCCGGTGCGAGCTGCTGGAGGGCGGTGATCGCATCCTGCAGCTGGACAGTGGTCACCATCCCGGGCAGCGTCCCCTCGAGGGAACTGACCCGGGTGCTGAGCGGATTCCAGTAGCTGTCCACCAGCTGGGTCTGGGTGACAAACGCCAAAAGGGCCTGGTCTAACCCGGTCTGGAACTTCGCAAACGCCTCGGCAATCTGCTGTTCCACCTGATCGGTGGTCAGGCCGGCCTGCAGCGCCTCCAGGATCATCCCCTTAACCTGGGCGACGGTCGCCGCCGCGCCGTCTACCGCCGGATCTCCAGCCTGCAAGTCATTCACTACGTCCGCAATCTTCTTTCCCATGTCCTCACTCCTCCGTAGGTTTTTTGGTTTCCACCCTGTGTGCCGTTGCATCGAAATTTGCCGCGAAATCTTCAGCTGTTCCCCAGGTCTTTTTATAGGGGACCAGAATACAGCCGCACCGGATCACCTCGCTGATCGGCGCACCCGGGTCCCGAGGGTACATCACTGGGGTGCCGTCTGCTGCCTGGTAGAAGGGATTCTTCATCCCCCGTACCTGGCCGTGCATCAGCAGATGCACCTGGCGAGGCGCTTTCGGATGGCCCGCATGGAGCCACATCCGAAGTAAGTCGTCTACCGTCTCCGATGCTGTCTCTATCGACTTTTGCGTGGCCATCGAAAAGGCGCGGCCCATCTCGGTCTGGGTTATAACCTCTGCACGTTCGGCGGCTGACTTGAAAATCGGACGGACATTGCCAAACCTGTCCGGCATCATTGGCATGGGGATTTTGTTTTTTACCAGCTCGCCGGCGATCTCCGAGGCTACCTCTTGAGGAGATTTTTGCCCCAGGATCCCCAAGGTCAGCTCTCCTTTGATTTTGGTGTAAAGGTCGCCAGCTACGGACTTGATCCTTCCGTAAGAGAATTCCTGGAGCGTCTCAATCAACTGGCTGGATGCGTGCCCCATACCGAAGTAGACCCCGCTTTCGCCCCCCGCTTCAAGCGCGGCAGGTAGCAAGGCTGCTCCGGCATCGAAGGATGCGATGATTCCGGAGCCTAGTTCCCTGTCAGCGGCCGATTCGAAATCGGTCACATATTTCTCGAAGCTGTTCAGCGTCTGTCGCATATGAAGAGAGCTGTAACTCGAGGCGCCGGTGGCGAGTTGGATCAGGATCTGCTTACGCAGTTCCTCGAGAAGCGCCTGGACTGCGTCGACTCCCAGAGCAACCTGCTCACCCTGGTCGGTCAAGACGCTCTTGATTTTTGTGGTCACCTTGACAGCCATCTACTTCTCCAACAGGTCGTACATCGCCAAAAGCAGGAACAGGGCAGGGCCCTCATTGGCGACCGACTGCATCATGTCCACCAGGGCCATGCAACGATCGGCGTAGTTCATGCCGGCCACATTCGGATTCTTCGTCTCCGCCGTCTCCATTTTTCCCACAGCAGGCCCCCAAACTTAGTTCATGAACTACCTATCAGCCGATTTGCAGGGGGTAGGGGCTTCAGGCACCCTCTCCCGTTTTTTGGGGCTGTTTCAGCGGCAGGACTTTTCCGGGTCCTGCCGGCCCTTTGGCGGGATAATCCTTGTAGGCCGGGTCGGCCTCCAGGAGCGCCTCCTGGTCGATGGCAAAGCCGATCATCTGGAAGATAAACGCGAAGAGCTTGATTCCGGTCGGCTGATCTATCCACCCCTGGGTGGCCGCCATGGTCATCGCGGCCACCAGCTGCTGCACCGCAGCGCCGACCTTGCTGACGTCCTTGTTGGTCGCTTCGGGTACCTGGATCTCGTAGGCTCCAAGTTCGTCCTCTGGAACGTCCAGAGGGTACCCTGCGTCCAGGGCGCTCTGGATGGCATAGTCGATCATCCGGCACAGGATCTGTTTTACCGTCTGCTGGCGCTTCCCGACGAAGGCCTGGATCGGGTCGTTGCTCTCGCCCGCCGTGGCGCGGTTCACCTGGCCGCCGCCGCCGTACCAATGCTCCGGGATGTTCTTGCAGCCCAGGATGTGGTTGCGCAGCTCCTTGACCGCTTTCTCCATCTCCAGGGCGGAGAGCTTGGGCGCGACCGCGTCCCACTTCACCTTCTGGTTGTGCACCCGCACGCTGCCATCGGACTGGGACGGAAACTTCGTGGCGTATTCCTCGCAGATCTTTTCGTCGGCGTCTTCCATCGTGACGTCCCAGACAAAGGCGTTCTGCTTGCGGACCTTGCCTGAATAGTCGTAGAGCAGCTCTTCGTACTCATCCAGCCAGTCGGCAATGATGAAGATGTCCGAGGTCCCGAAGGGGTCGTTGCTGACCCGGTTGATCGCCTCGAGGAAGCATTCGCCGTCCAGGTAGCCGTCCCGCATCTGCTGGCCGCTCGCGCTCAGCACCGTCTCCGCTTCCTTGCCGATGATCGTCTTCAGGTAGCGCGGCTCGCCGGTATGGAAGTTGGAGATCTGCACGCCGATCAGCAGCTCGGCATTCTCCGGGTCGGAGTAGATGTTCCGGATCTGCGCCGGGTCGATCATCCCTATCCGGATCCGGCCCGTCTGCTCGCCCTTGAAGATCGGCCAGCACTGCACTCCGAAGATGGAGAGCTCGCGCACCTTGTTCTCGATCTTCACGTCCAGGTCGTTGATCGGGTCGCCCCAGAATTTCTTGATAAAGGCCAGCAGGTTTTCGTTCTTGCTGGTTACCGTGTAGCCGTTGCCGGTGATCAGAGCGGTCATCAGCTCGATCAGCCAGTTGCCGAGCGGGTTGGTTTTCCAGAGCCAGTAGCAGACCTCCACCTGGCGCGCCCAGGCCGCGATCGGCAGCAGCCGGTTGGAGTTGCCCGACAGCCGGCGCCACTCCATATCCGGATCGCTCCCGGCGGAGGCCGCGACCAGCTGAGCCGGTGCGGTCTCCACCGGAGAAGCCGCGGCAACCAACGAGACACCCGATAGGTCCGGTCCGGCCGATCCATTCGAACGCACCATAAACTCGACCGTTCCCCCCAGGGGATGCCTCTCTCGTACCGAAGTCATCCTCATGCCGCGCCCCTGATGTTGACCGCGATCCAGTTCTGTACGCCGGCCATCCGCATCTGATCCTTCCGGGCCACGATGTCATTCAGATGGTCCGTCTCCTGGGAAAGGATGAATCGCAGCTTGTCCGCCGTGTCCTCATCGCCGACCGACACGGCCAGCGCGATCGCCTCGTTGTAGGTTGCGATCGAGATGATCTCCGCCTCTTCGTCGTTGTCGAAGATCGCGGGGATCTC